GTGTTAGAGCATTTCCAGTCTCATCCTGTCTAAGGATTGCTTTGACTAGTGCATCAACACCAAGTTTCAAACCATTCTTGACGATTCCTTTTACTTTTGCCAAGAACAGTTCAGTTACTGCAATGAACTGGTTTACATATTTTGTGACATCACCAATAGCATCAGAAGCTTCACCAGTCGCTCTGCTAACTAACGCTGTTCCAATGTTACCATTATTGTTTTGAATCTCAGCAAGCATATCTCCTAAGAGATCTGCAAATGTCCAACCTAAATCTTTCTCCTTACCACAACTGTCTGCTAGTTTGATACAGATATTTTCTTCTTCTAGGTCTGTGAGAACATTTAATGGTGGTGCTGCTTTTGGTGCTTCGTCTGCTCCTGGCGTTGCTGTACTACCAGATCCTTCTGGTGTTACTGTAGTTGCTGGTTCTGTTTGTGCAACTTCACCAGATTCAACAGTTGTTGCTTCTACCTTTGCAGGTCCTTGTGTATATGGATTGTTCCTAGGATCTAAGTATGTTGTAAACGAGTTACATTCGCCTGGTTTGAACTCATTGATCTTGCCAGTTGCACCCATAAGTTGGGGCATCTGTCCCATGATGATTGGTTTTTGTTTATCTGGATCCATGTAGAATCCGATAACCCAGTTACCAATCTGCAACTTTGGAGCACCTTGAACTGGTCCTCCAACTGTCATTGGAGCAGTAACAGGCATCATCACACTTGCCCATGGCAAATCACTACTGCCGACGATTTCGCATGTTTTTACATGCTCGCCAACAATACGCACCTTATAACGGAACGACCCCTTTACTGCAGGGTCGTCCTTACTTAGTGCTTCAATTTGCCCGATCCACCAATTGAATCCGTCAGATCCAATTTTGTAAGAAGGCAATAACCGTGATAATGCCTCATCCATACTCAATTATCATGCATTTTACACTCTGGAGCGCCTGGTTCTTGATCACAATATAGTTCGAGTGGTGTGGGATCGTGATGATCTCCTGCCTCAATCTCTTCTTTATGATGCTCTACCCAATCTTCGAGATCATGCAGTTCGCCTTCAATATGACGACGCTGCTGTGGGGATGTCAGAGGATTCTGGAGAATCTCTTTATCCTTCTCGATATGCTGTTCGATGCTGTCCATGTGTAGTACCTCCTTTGTTATTTATTAGTGGTTTGAGTCAGTATCAGGCACACCATATGCATCTCTTAGAAGCACAAGTGTGGTTTCAAATTTTCCGTTTGCACCAGATCCTTTATCATACTGGTGTATCACTTCATCAATCAAATAAACGCCGCTACTCTCTAGGTCATATGGTTCTTTGTTTCTATCGTCCGTTGGTAGTTTACTCTTCAATTGTATATCAACTAGGTCACCCGCGCAAATCTCTGAGTTGCCAGGTATGACTACTGTAGCTCTTTGATTTGTCAAACTGGTGTACCTAGACAAAGACTGTGCAGTAAAATACTTCTGCCAGTCAGCAAATGGTGCTGGTGCCGTAGAACCAGCATCAGTTTCAGGATCCGCTGGAGTACCACCAGCAAACCAAGTTTCATGATCCAAAATTGTGGACATGTACCTAGTGGGATACTCAGATAATTCAATCTCAGTTGTTGGGATCAAGTCCAACTCTCCAGATCCTAGATGCTCCATCTTATCGTAGGAGTCTTTTAGATTATAGGCGTATTCGTCGTATTGTCCAGTAGATGGGTTAAAAAAGATCATCAAACTCGAATATTTGCCAACTCTAAGATTTGACATCACATCAATCTCAGATGTGAAATTGGCTTTTAGTACAGTAAATTGTGGATCTGATCCTTCAGCATTTCCTGGTGCATCCACATATGGTCCCCAAGGTGGTCTATCTTCGTTGTCTAACTTACACAATGCATCGATAGAGTAGAAATTAAATCCCTTCTTAGATTCCCAGAAAAAATATCCAGCAGTTCCACTAATGGACTCATTAGCAGAGTTTGCGCTAATAGTTCCTGATCCCCACTTTTGTTGCTGAGGAACAGTCTTTGATGTGATTGAATGGATAATATCAAATGGTCTTCTACGATTAGGCAATAACTTAATTTCAAACTGCGAAGGATCAGTGAAGACATCTTTGCTCGTCTTTAGAACACCCTTTAGCAAATCTGTATCAACGATTTTCTCTGGTTTGCCCTCAAGAGGAGTTTGAACTCTCAATCCTTCATTAATAATTGCTTCTCTACTAATCAGTCCTAGAGTATAATGCTGCTTCTGATCTGCTACAAATCGATTGCCAACTTTCCAAACATATAATTCATATAAAACATCATCTTCATTCTGATTATTCTTGATTGTATCAGTGAGTGTAATAGTTACTTTTTCTCCACCAGAAAACGCAATCAAATCAAAAGCACCAGCAGAATCAATAACAACTAAACTACCACTGACAAATGGCGATGTAATCTTTTCTCCATAAGAAAATGAAGCGCATAATGTCGTAATATTTTGGTCATTACCTTTCTTGTCAGTAACAACCACCGACTTAAATTTAAATGATCTTGTAGTTTGTAGTTCTGACATTATCTTAGACTCTGGATATAAACGTTATAAAGTTGTCTAGCCTGATTTTCTTGAGCAGATGTCCAATCTCGTCCAAATGTCATTTCTGGAATTACTGCTGCTTGCGCTGGTGGTGGTTCAAGTACGGTTATACCAGCACCTTGTGAAGCTGTCATTTCTGCCAGTTCTTCTTTATATCTAGCAGTCTTTAACAATGCTCTCGCACCACCAGTATCAACTGCTCGGAACATAGCGTTTACAGCACTCATGTGCTTTTGATGCTGTTGCTGTTGAGCAGGAGTCATCAAATCAAGTGGATTCTTTTGTTCAGGAATACCCAACTCAGCATTCCATTGGTATTTTTCTGGTCCTTCTGATTTAATTTCTGCAGCATATACTTTATCTGGGTTCATCTCTGCCCAGAGTTTTAACCAATCTTGTTCCATCTCTGGCGTCCAAGTTTGACCAGCTGCTTGAACTTTAGCAACTGCATCTTCATATGTTATTTCATCACCAGTCTCACCAGTTTTAACTTCAGTTGCACTATGTACTTTAACATCTCCACCGCCTCGGATCAAGTTATTGAGTCCATCAATTCCAGCATCAAAGATACCAGTTGTCTTAGCAGATGCTTCGATATATCCAGTGCCAGTTTCAATGTGTAAGTGTGGTCCTGTGCTCAGTCCAGTATTACCAACCTTACCGATTACAGTTGCATCGCCTTCACCATCAGATCCAACACGCTGTCCTTTGGAAACATTGACTGAATCAAAGTGTGCCATCTTAACAATAGTTCCACTGTCAGTCTTGACAACAACAAAGTTACCATATCCACCATTTTCATTACCAGGATCATTTGCATCCCCAATAATTCCAACATCAATAACTTTTCCTGGTGGTAAGAATGAAATAGGATCTCCTTGATTGAAGTTAGGTCCAGAAAGGTCATATCCAGTATGACCACCAGGATCAGCACCAGATCCTAGACCATCTTTAACACCAACACCTCTGCTGATAATAGACTGTGTTACTTTTGCTCCTCCACTAGCAGTCATCTGTGGACCAACTGATTGAGTGAGTCCTAATAATCCTTTCAAGAAATTTACACCTCTAGTGAGATGTCTTCCAGCACCAGCGACAAGTCTATTGAATGCATTGGCAATAAATGAGAACATCCCTTTCATACCATCAGCAAATTGCTTTGCTCCTATACCAGTAAAATATGTTTGATATGCTCTTCTTTCGATATCAATTTGCAGGTTCTTTTGTCTATTAGAAAGTTTGGTTTCTCTTGTCCAATATTCTCTCCAATAATTTCTATCGATTGGATCAACACCAAGATTTCTCTTCTGCTCCTCATTCTCAGATGCAGATAAGGACCTTGGAACAACACCACCCTCAGCAAATCCAGGTGAGTTCTGCATATCGTTGATGTCCTTAGCAACCAACGCTGCATCAATACCAACCGAGATAGCAGTACCAACACCAGGAACAGTAGATGCGACACCAGATGCTACTTCACCAAGGGCACCCAAGAAATCACCTTTCATTGCTCTTTCAATACCAAAAGCAACACCAGCGACTGCACCTAACAGTGGAATCTTTTTAGCAAGAGATTTGGCAACACCTTTACCAGCAATCTTTGCTGCTGATTTACCCATCAACTTACCAACAATCTTACCACCTAATACACCAACTGGTTTGATTGCTTTTGCACCAATTCTTCCTGCTCTTGCTAGAGCACGTCTGCCACCACGACCAATCATTCTCTTGATTAGAGTTTTACCTCTTCTCAATCCAAATCTACCAATATCACTCGCTGGTCCAAATAAATCTTTCAGTCTACTACCAGGACCAAAAAACTTACCAGCACCGCCTTTCATTCCATTACGAAGTTTCAGATACTTCTTGTTTAGTGCCTTGGCGTCTTGTCCTTCTGCACCAGACTCTTCTAGTTTTCTATTTGCTTCATCTGCTGCTTTTTCTGCTGCAACTGCCGCATCATTAGCAACTTTATTTGTCACACCAGTCTGATCATTAAATGCTTTCGTAAGAGCATTTGTTATATTAGTAGTCTTAGCAAATACACTACCAAGAAGCATCTTCTGGTTTTCTAGTGCATATACTGTCTGAGGATTAGAACTACCAGTTCCAATACGATCAGTGATTCGTGTTAGTTGATTCTCTAGTCTCTGGAATGTGGACAGCATACCAGTTGTCAATCTGGTATGTTTTACCTTGATTGGTTTTTCTTTACCACCTTCACCCACAGAAGATGTGGTGCCAGATGTCCCACCGCCACCAGAAGATTGTGATGGTGGTGCTTGAGATACTGACTTCTTCAGTTCCTCTTGTGGTAGTCCATAATCAAATCCACCACGGAATCTAGACTCAATAGTACCAAGTGGGTCTCTGCCCATTGGTGGGTTCTTCTCAAAGTATCCTCTAGTTCTGGCAATACGATCACCACCAAACTTAGAACCTAATGCTCTTCTAAAGAAGTAACCTCTACCAATACCTGCTTCATCCAGTGAAGTGTCTTGCTTTTCTGCTTGTTCCTCTGCAAATGCACGCTCATTGCGTGCCATCTGTGCAGCACCTTTTACTCGATCTTTGATACCTCTAGCGATATCTCCTAATAGAGAACCACTAAAAGATCTAGTGTCAGTATATCCTACGTTACCTGCTGCCATTAGTCAATACCGTATCCGTTAGGAATATAGAATCCCGTAGTGCCAAACATATTGAATGATCCAGGTGCTATATCACCACCAGCACCATTTGCCGCACCAGGCACTGCCATTGGTGCTGAAAATGCAGGCAATGTCAAACCTGTTGCTTGGAATTGCTGATTCTTTTGGAAAATACTTTCCGTATCAACAATTGGTGTCGTAGTCAGAGGAGATGTTGCTGGTGCTAACTGCGTGAATAATGTAGGTATCTCAGTATCAGGATTGCTACTAACTCTTGGTGGTTGTGGTGGCGTAGTGCCCAAAGTCATCTTATCGACAGTATCAGACCAATCCCTAGATCTCTGAAGTGGGATTGACTGATTATATACAAAATAACGAGTCTTCATCAGGTGTCTGACTCTATCCTTTTCTCCATCATTCAAAGAATCCTTTGCTAGCAAATCAGCAAGTTCTTGATGTTCTCCACCATATTGCTGACCTCTCTTATTGATTTCTTGTAGCATGGTAGCAGCATTAATTTTCACACCCGCATCACCAGAGTTCTTTAGTCCCTCAATTGATGGAGAATGACCTGCTTTTTCTAAATTATCTAATAGCATTTGCTCTCTACCACCCTGCCAACTGACAGCACCATATGCTGTCTTGCCACCATCATCGTGAGTGCCTAAAATGAGATTTCTACTCAAACTATTCTCTCTTCCCATTTCAGCAATCATTAGTTTTGCTGCGTCAGGTGCCATTCCTTGATTGTTGACTAATTCGTCATACATCAATCTAGCAGTCTCTTGCTGACTCTCGCTGGTAGTCTTTCCTCCACCACTAGTTGTTCTTGGAGTGGTAGGATCTACAGGAGTATCTCCTCCTCCACCAAATAAGTGCTTAATGCCGTCAAGTAAACTCTTTCCTAATTCTTCCCATCCACCACCAGAACCATACTTTCTTAGTGCTTGCTCTTTTACTTCAATTTGCTGCTTCTGATATTTCTTCAATGCATAGTATTTTGCATCTTCAGACATTCTTTCATTCTGTGGAGATCTAGGGATAATATCTTCCTGATATGGCGTATCTCCTAAAGTTGCAGTAAAAGCGTCTCCACTATTTCTTGCACCAGGAATCTGTCCACCTAGATTAAATCCAAGTCCACCAGATTGATCAGCATACGATGTTGGACCAATAGAAGGTTCATTGCGTCCTGTGGGATCGGGTGGTCTACCGCCAGTTTGAACCATTCTACCAACAGCTGCACCACCAGCAAGTAGTCCACCAAGCAATAGAAGCATCTTGGGGTTCATGATGCCTCTAGTTTTTGCTCGTAAAAGTCTTGTCAGTCCTCTTGCGCTACCTCGTCTTCTACCAGTCATATCTCTGCCAGAGATAAGATCGAAGAGAGATCCAAGAATACCACCTTCTTCCTTTTTCTCTTTTTTCAGTTTTTCTGGGGTTTGATTTTCAGCAGATGCATTCTGTACTTCTGCAAGTGATTCTTCTTCTCTCCTGTTTAATTTGTCTTCTGCTTTTTCATCAGCAATCGCCTTTTTCTCTGCTCCATCCTTGATTGCTTGTGTCTGCTTCTGTACTGCTCCAAGTAGAGATGATAGTGCAGCATGAATACCAGTAAATCCTGCTACGATAGCAGTAGAATTCTTAGATACAAGATTAGCAACAAATCCATCCTCTCCATCACCAGACTGCATCTTCTGCTCAAGTCTAGTCATCTGGATTTCTACACCAGCAAGAGACTTAGCAATATTTTCGGTCAGTTGCTTATCTTCGACAGGGATTGCATCCTTGTCTTTTTTACCAAAACCTCTGGTATCAGTTATGCCAGTTGTACCGCCGCCGCCAAACATTGACGACTTTGCTTTCATCTTCTCCTTGTCTAAGGTATCATCCTTAAACTTGGCAGCATCACCTAGAACATCTGCATATCGCCTATCATAAGCATACAGATACTCTGGTGCTTTGGGTCCTTGTAAGGGTCTAGCACCCTTGATCAGACCTTCCTTTGCTGCATAGTCAAATCCAGCACTAAATCTAGATTCTCTTGTTCCTGTAGGATCTCTACGTGCTGGTGGGTTCTTTTCGAAGTAACCTCTGGTCCTAGCAATACGATCTCCACCAAAATTAGATCCTAGTGCTCTCTTGAAAAAATATCCTTTTCCGTATTCTTTGTCAAATTCTTGTTGGGTGATGCCATCATTGCGACCACCAACATTCATCGCCTTAGCAGCATTAGCACGCTCTGCACGCGCCATCTGCATCGAATTGCCAATACGGTCTCTGATCCCTCCAGCAATATCTCCTAGGAGGGATCCACTAAAGGACCTAGTATCAGTATATCCGACATTACCTGCTGGCATTACTTGTTATTCTCTTGCTCTGCTTTGAGTTTATCAATATATTGAATAAGTAATGTAGTGTAGACCTGGCGTTCCCAGGGCAACATATTTTCAATCTCACTCAAGCTATATTTATGGTGCTGCATCAAAGCAAAATTAGTTTTGTAGTACCCTTCCAGAGTATTATGGAAGAGTGCTACGCGAAAAAATTTGCTAATCCCTCAATTGTGAAAGTAGATTCTACGCCAGTATTTGGATTTACTACTTTGAACTGATGTGACAGTTTAGGGGCAGTTTCAAAGAACTTTTCCAATTCTTCAAATTGCTTATTAGTCAATTGTTCGACAAATTGTCTAAATTCTTTCTTTGAAGTAGTAGAGGAGTCATATACCTCTTCACCTTGGAAAATCTGATCGATCGATTCTGCGATAATATCAAAAATATCGTCATTTGACAAAACTTTGCCAGAAACCGAAGTTTCAACGAAACGGTCAAAACTAGGATATTTCATAATCAGTCCAGTAGTGTCAGTTAGCATGATTTTGCTAGAATGACCTTCTGGGAAGACAACTTCAACTTCGTCAAGATTGAGATTATACTTCACCTTGGTTTCATTGTCATCTAGACAAGTAACCTCCATTTCGACAATTTCGCCAACTGCCGCTGCACGAATTTTGAGGAAAATATACTCTAAGTCAAAAGTAGCAAAATTCTCTACTTTACATCTACTGATAATACAACCTTTTAGTAGATTCTTGACAGCATCTTGAATTGCTTTATCATCTC